AGATACTACCGTCAAATGGATTTGTGCCTGTAAAGTCCGGTAAGGTGAAAGAGGGTAGTTGCATGTCTTTATTTAAAAGCACCATCGCATCTGAACAGCAGTCCACCTGATCGTCTTTATTTGCACGATCACCGTTAAACATCTCAAGCTCTTCAAAGAATGCTTTATTCCAATCAGCTTTTACGATGTGAACAAAGCCAGCTTGTGATACACTACTAAATGGAGCAAAACGAGTAATCTTGGATTTAACAGGCCGTGTTAGCCTTACGTTAAAACCCATTTCAGCTAGTTGCCTTTGTAGACCTTTTGCATAAGCTCCAGCTGCAGCTGCAGGGTCTAGAGGGATTGAAATCATTACTTCTTGACCATCTCTTACTGCTGTTTCAAAGATTAGTCTTTCTACTTCATGCACTCTGTTTCGGATTGAAACTACATCTTCTACAGTATATGTGCTGGACTTATCTTTTGAGATTAATACACCTCGTGTCCAGTCAGGGGATTTATTTTGTTCACTCTCTGCGGTAAAGGCAAGGTCATAACAGCGAACTCTTTGTGTAGCTCTTCCGTTAGGATGATCCACCATTTGACACCACTCTCTTTTCCAGTAACCTGCTGTTTCTTGCCTTGCGTACCAAGAGCCGAGTAAAAGTCTTTCCATTTCTACACGAGGTAAAGCCTTTAGTTTAGAAACATAAGTAGGATCGGCCTTCATCAAAGGAGGATTATCGTAAATAGTTCCCGGAATGAATTTAAAAGAAAGGATACCACTTTCATTACCAGCGCCGTAGATATCTTCAAGCTCTTGTCTGGAGTTAGCCCATTGAATACGACCACCTTCTACTTGAATCATATACCGAGTAGGGTAGACTTCTTTTCTAACAGGAATACCACGCTCGTCTAAAGCGAATTCAACCCAATGTCGAATGAAACTATCGTACTCAGGGTTTCCTGTAGCTACTACTTGTTTTTTATAGCCTACGCTTGTAGAACGCAAACGAGACAGTAAGTACATTACGTTATCTTCAGATAATTGCTGAATTTCATCAAAGGCAATAAAGGTAAGCTCTGCACCTTGAAAGTTATATTTATCAGAAGGGTTATCTAAATAAGCGAATTTAAGTGTAGCACCAGAACTAAAGATTAACTCCAGTTCTCGCATACGAACTCTTAACTTAGGGTCAACCTTTTTATAAAGATTAATAGCAGCGTCAAATAAACCACCGGGGTTTGTCAGCTGCTTGGTTGTTCTGCGAAAGATTACACCTCTAGTTCTAGGGTGATGGCAGAACTTTAGAAATGAACCTAGTAAACAATGTGACTTGCCTGCACCAGCTGCGCCTCCATAAAAGGTAATATCGCATTCACTATTTAAAAACTGCTCTTGAGCAGAAGACGCAGGTGAAAAAACTACATTGTCATTATTCATACTTGTATTTATTAATCTGAGTTAACCATTTTCAAGCTAAACACAGGTGCGTTATTTTGTTGAATCTCAACACCAGCTTCTGCTTCATCTTCTCCGTCATATAAATCAAGCACTAATCTGCGGTAATTATCCAGTAAAATAGTAGCAGCTTTTAGTTGATTTTGATGACTAGCTTCTTGATTCTTCATTACATCTGCTGCAGTGATAATAGCATCTGCAATCATTGGCTTGATCTTACGTAAGAGCATCACTAGCTCTTTATCTTTTAGCTGACGGTTAGTCGGACGATCAAGCATATTTTCTTTCTTGGGTCTTCCTTGCAGGTTACCGCTTTGACCTTTATTCCATGTCATATATTTTCCTTAGTTATTAGTCCTGAGTACCGAATTCAGGGATAGCATTTCGTTCTATCGGCTCATCAACTCACGTTGTAATTTATCTAATGACTTGGCGGTCATTAGTCAAGGGTAGATAGCCCTCGTGTTACATTGCTTACAATCAACAATGGACGCCCGGAGATTGCTCTCCTAACCTTAACATCAAAGGTCACCAAGGTAGGTTTGGTATCGTCCTTTGTCTATGGACAGTGGACAGTATGTGGTGGGCACTTCTGGTAACGATCCAGACGAGCTATAGTAGCGCTGGTTTTACAGACCAGACCGTCTCCTTAACGGTATACGTACCCTAATGTTTACCAGCCGGATTTACTTCTTGCTTCTACCTCGAAAGGGTTATCAAGATATCCGTATTTTAGCTGGTAATAAAAATATTTAATGATCCATTTAATAGCACCTAAGCGCTTAATCTGATCTATGTGTACAAGCTCATGATTGAGTAAAGCTTTGTATTGAATTCCGATTCTATCGCTTCTGATATGGATAGTTTTCCAAGGCATTGTAATAGCACCGTAATTGAACTTATAAAGAAACCAAGAGTACAGACCTTTGGCTTCTAGCACTTTGACTTCATTCATATGTTTCCTTAAATTTGGAAGCGGAGGAAGTACTCGAAACTTCTGCGTAGAGCTTATGAGACTTACGGATGCCCTGAATCCCCGCTATATATTTATTATATCTTATGATCTTATATCTGTCAAGAACTTTATACAGAATCTCTGCAATCCATCTCAGGATCATTATACTCATCATAAAACACTGGACTTGTTCTACCTGAAGGATTTCGTAGAATGCTAACATCCACTTGAAGCTCTGAATCCAAAGCATCAAAAGAATTATCTAACGTATCCAAGCAATGATCACATTCTTGCGTTTTATTGAAGGCTGTGTGCTTAAAGTATCGTTTGCAAGTAATGCAGTTCATGTATAGGTTCTCTTTTGTATTTATATTGTTTTTCTTACATGTTGCTCATTATGGACATATAGAGTACTTTTGTCTAGAATGGCTTACATCTGTATTAGCGAAATTAGCGCTGGTTACTTATCCAGCTCATACTGAAGCATCTAAAGCTCGAAAGGATGAAACTAGCAATGGACTAACATATGAAGGTTGCTTCTATGCAGGTTTAAGCCTATTGGATCAAAAGCAGGTTTACATCTCTTAATAACGTAATTTACTAAAGAATTTCAGCTTAATTTATATAGAAGCCTTGATTATAACATATGAATTGTAAAATTTCAAGAGAAATATCAAGTACTTAATCAAAGATACAGAATTTATTTAAAATCTTAGCGTACTTGAGTTGCAATTTATTATATAGCCTTTTTGCTATAACCACATCCTGCACCACTAGGACTTTATCTTTGGAGTTTTCTTTCCAAGTCAACACATAAGAAAATACATCCTTTGAATGCGGTTGTAGTTTTAAAGCACCGGATAAATTTCTATGAGCTTCTTTTATTATATTATATACTTTCTTGGATATTAATCTAAGATTGCAATATCTATAATCATCTTCATTTAGATTTTTGTGCAGAACTACTTTGGTTATTATATCTGAATTATCTGAGATATTACTTGAAGTATTATATTGATTCGATTGATTACATTGATTTGATTCATTTACAAAATCAATTGCAGCTTTATTAGCTTTTAATTTAATTCTTCTTTTATTTCTATAGAATATTAAATAACCATCTTCACTAGGAAATATCCTGCGATATCTTGTATTATTTTTTAATATATAAAAAGCACCAGTTAATATATCATAATCAATTAAATCTTTTATGGAAGTTTCTTTTATATTCATAAGCACCTATATAATTTAAATATCAAATGTTTGATTGGTTGATTGATAGTTTCTTAAGGTAACGGAAGTCTTTGCACATGACACAAATCAAAATCCTTTAAAACGTTCTAAAACGCTCTATACGCTCGTTTCCACCCTTCAGGCTACATACCCCTAGACTCGTTAACGTTAGAGCCTTGTAGAGCCTTCTAGGGGCTTTGCTGAAGGTATCTGATGAGCGTTGATAACTGAAGTTGAAGCTTTAGAGCTTTTGCACAATTTCTGCACAAATCCAATAGAACTCAAGGTGTCTGAAGTCTATCGTGCTTTAACCGTGCGTTGAACGTGCGGTCTGCAAGACAGCCATGCGGCTTGAGCATAATGCTTGAGATAGTTAAACTTTAAAAAATAAATACTCAAGTTAATATAAAATAAAAATAGAATAAACTTCCGTACCTTAGTTATAATCTATGTTAATCTTATATTAACCTATGGTTATCTTATGTTTAATGTATGTTTTAATTATCTTATTACTATATCACTTTAACTACTGTAACATCTAATGTAACATCTGATATAACATTAGATGTAACTTATACGGTATAGATAATGTTAATACATGTTTAACATACATTAAACTGATAGTAACTGCAGTTTAACCTATAATACAATATACGTTTAACTGCAGTTAAACTACTGTATATACTGTAGTATATCTTTAGGGTAGCACGAATTTAAGCGTTTGTCAAGCTTTTGTTGAAATATTTTTATTTTTACGTGGATTTGGTGCAAAACTATAGCTTGGACTTGCTTTTGTTCAAATGCTGTGCTAAAATCAAATCTTTATCAACACAAGGAGTGCTATGAACGTCCAGAATACCTTAAAAATTGAAGCTTACAGTTTGTTTGAATTTTGTCAGTTAGTGCAAAAAGCTGTCACTGAAGGTTATGTATTTGATTTTGAAAGTAACGAAAATGCACCTACTGCTTTTGGTTCGTTATTGATTGCTAATATGATTAAAGGTCATGTAGATAATACCGAAGTTACTACCGAAGTTAATACCGAAACTATTATCGAAGATAAACCAACTCGTGGTCGTAAACCTAAGAATTAAATTAAATTGAATTATCCTCTTTAGATAATTTAAAATAAATATACTAGATAATCCAGATAATCCAGCAGTAAAGGATAATATGAAAAGAAAGACTAGAGCTGATAAAGCTGAAATCGGAACAGCACGTATCGTAAAAGATAAATTTATGGAACAACGCTTAACTAAAGTAAAACCTTTAGTAGCTATGAATCGTAAACAACAAGAGTATATTGACTTGCTGAATGATAAAAATATTATCATCGCTACAGGTTATGCTGGTACTTCTAAGACTTATATTCCTACAGTTATGGCTGCAGATTTGTATAAGTTAAATCAAATTAATAAAATTATTGTTACTCGCCCAGCAGTAAGTGAAAGTAAGTCGTTAGGTTTCTTCAGTGGTGATGCAAACCAAAAAATGCAAGTATGGTTAGGTGCAGTTCTTCCTATATTTAATGAACGACTGGGTAAAGCTCAGTTTGAAATTGCACTGAGCTCTGGTGATATTGAGTTCATGCCTCTTGAAACAATCAAAGGTACTAGCGTTAATAATGCTTGGCTTCTTGTAGAAGAATCCTCTGATCTTACCAAAGAAGAGTTAATCAAGATTATTACTCGTATGGGTAAAAACAGTAAACTTGTTTTATCAGGTGATATTCGTCAATCTGAAATGAATAGAGGCTCTGGTTTTACTTGGCTTGTGGATTTTGTAAAGAGGCACAAACTACAGGATAATTTTGGGTTTATTGACTTTGGGGATGTTAATGATATTGTTCGCTCTGATGCAGTAAAAGAGTTTATTACAGCTATTGTCAGGGATGAACGACAATCAAAAGGCCTTAGAAAAGAAGATTAAATAAGTAAAGGAGTGTTGATGCGTACAGTTACACATGGTTATTCAAGGTTAAAAGTTTACAGGGCTTGGCAAGATGCAAAAAATCGCTGCTACAACAAAAATCACCCGGAGTATGAAAGATACGGAGCTAAGGGTATTTATGTATCTGAAGAATTTATTAACAATCCAAAAATATGGTGTGAGTATTTAGGTAATCCACCAGATAGTCTCCCTCGTAAGTGGTCTGTTGATCGTATTGACTCAGCAAAAGGTTACGAGCGTGGCAATTTAAGATGGGCAACCTCAGACATTCAAGCCAGAAATCACAAAAAGAATAAAAATAATACCTCTGGAAATACTGGTGTAACTTTTTATGTAAGAAATGCTAAAACATATTGCATTGCTTGGTGGGAACAAAACGATTCAGTTACTGCTAAGAGCAAATGTTTCTCTGTTCGCAAATATGGACTATTAGAGGCTTACGCAAAAGCAGTTTCTTTTAGAAAAAATAAGATTGCTGAACTAAATTTACTAGGTTACGGTTACTCAAATAAACATGGAGAATGATATGCAAAACACAAATAAATACCAGCAATATAATAATTTTAAAATCCAAGTATCACGAGATGATGACGATGATGAGGATGATTCTCCTAGAAATATCCGACAAGGTTCTAGCAACTATTTACCTTACTATGAAAGTTCAAAGGTAAACCGCTGTATTAAATTACCCTTGGATGAAATGATTCGTGAAGCTAAGTACTACCGAAATGTACTTCAAGGTATTGATTCATTAAGTGAAGGTGATTTAGTGATACTAAACGTCAACAGCTACGGTGGTCATTTAGACGGTGCAATTGCGATTATCAATGCTATGGAGATGACTGATGCTGATGTGCATTGCAATATTGAAGGTGTAGCCGCTTCTGCAGCATCTTTGATTTCACTTGCTGCACCAAGTATCTCTGTGTCTCCTTACGCTACCATGATGGTTCACTCTGCTACATTTGGAGCTTTTGGTAAACAGTCTGATGTTATCTCTCACGCTTCATTCGTAGACAAACAAGTAAAGACTTTGATGCACAGTGTCTATCAGGATTTTCTTACTGTAAAAGAACTTGAAGAAGTTCTAATGGGTAAAGAGATGTGGTTTGATGCTGATGAGATTGTGCGTAGGTTAGAGGTTCGATCTGAACTACAAGAGAAACGAGCTAAAGCCGAGATGAAAGGTATCAAGAACATGTTACCCAAGGAACCTAAGCTACCTAAACAAAATAAACCCAAAGGTAAAGCTAATGTTGAAGTAAAGGTTGAGACTTCCCTTGATAACGTAGATTGATTTTAGTATTTTATTTTTTATAAAAATTTTTAGAACCCCTTGGTGCATAACCTTGGGGTTTTTTCTTTTGGTAAATATCAAATATCATGCAAGCTTTATAGGCTCTACAGCGGCTTATATTTCTTTTACTTACATCCGTATCAGGCTTGTGTTTTAACTGCTTTAAGCTGTGTTTAAAGAGCTTGGTGATATGCTGAGGTATGTTTTGGCTAGTAGCATAACAAGTTTTGAACTGTTGTTTATACCTTGATTTATTGCTGGAATAGCGTTCGGGGTTTACGGCGGGATTGGTATAGGTGTTTTAATAGAAGTTAGTCCGGGGTGCTTGATAGGGACAGCACTACTACCCTTCGATAATACTAGGATTTTAAAATATCCGGTATACTTTCATTTATACAATGCGAAGTATCATATATTATTCTTCAGTTTTAATATACTGAAAACATTTATAAAAACCTATATTGATTCATTTGAATAATCACTAACTTTAAAATGAGCAGGGAGAAATTTTTTTTTATAGGGTATATTCATTATATGAATAATCCTATGATGTAACATTCATTTATGAATAGTCGTTTAGTCGGCGTTATAGCGACAATTGAATGTATTTTACTGACTAGCGGGTCATTAGTTTTTATTGCATGCTGTCATTCTGTATGCGGTTAAACATTCAATAAGCATTCAATATAAATCTACACTATCAAACCGAGAATAAAAAAGGGGTCAACCCGCAAAGGTCAACCCCTATAAAACCCTTATCTTACCGCTTGCTTTTTTACCTTATGAATACCCCATGCCATTAGATAACATCCAATACATATTATCCATAATACCGCATAAAAACTCAAAATAGAATAAATGATTATCTTCATGTTTAACCCTTACTGATTCTAATGATTTTCTGCATTTTCTTACCATGTGCGGGATAACCAATAACTTCTACGTTCTTATCCCAACACTTCCTACAGCCTGAGCATTTGCCTCCTCGATTGTACGCCTCGCATAATGTAACCCCTTCTGGTGTATCTTCTGGTGCATTAGTAGCCGTGATTGTGCTGCCATGTAAACCCCTTATAAAGCCCCCTATTGCACTATCACTTGAAAACCTTACGCTAGCATTAGGAAGGGATTTCATGCGCTTGAATACGGGTTTAAACTTCTCAAATTTGTGCATTCTAGTCGGTAACCAGTGCGAACACCATGGTGTTAGCTGCATAACCTTAAAAACCTTCTCTGCTAGTTCTAGGGAATATAAATCACCAGAGTCTAGCCACCTAAAATAGCGGTCGTTTTGCAAGGCTTGAACCATATCATTAACCCAGCCTTCTCGTTTCCAGTCTTCTCTATTGTGTTCACGCGGGGCTTTCACATTAGGAAAGCGATAATTTCCAGTTGTTGCATAGCATCCCTGACACGCTTGAACTAGTTCGCCATTTTCGCCTACTGACCCCGGGCATGTTTCAATGGCTTGTAATGACCACGAGCGGATTCCATTGAGTTTTGACGTGATTGAAAGTTTCATATTATGAAAAGTCAGTTATAGGATAATATTATCCGGATAATACCCTAGAATAATTCTAAGATATTATCAAAAAATACTATTTATTTAAGCAAATCATTGATACCATTTACAAGCGCATCAATATTATCCGCATATTTATTAACACCGCCATGATAATCTTTAGTGTCTTTAGCGGTGCGGTATAAATAACCCCCGCCTAATACTTCAGTATTTACATACACCACTTTATTATTTGATGTAATAAATCCGCTACAACCCCGTTTATCACCGTTGATAATAATGTTTCTCAAATAACAAACTTCATCATTTGAGAATCGATTCTTCAGTTTTTGAGCGAGTAATAATTGAGACATTTTAATCCTTGGTTTCAATGCTGATTTTCAGGTTTGCATCATAGTTAATAAAAGCGTTGCGAGTATTCAGCGCATCACTAAATGAATCACATTCAATGATTGCAATATCACCTTTAGTGTCGATTATCTTCAAATAATACATAATCAAATACTCCAAAGATTTGATTGACTGCCTGACAAGTTGATGTCATCAGGATTAAAAAATGAAAGCAAATACCTATGCATCATGAAATAATCCAATGAATCACTCTTTTCGCAGGATTGATAACTCCAACATTTAATTAATTGAATAACGTCAAATTTTGGGTATGCGTTAATGTCAAAACTACTATCAAATTTAACCTTAGAAACCCTTGTTTTCTCGCCATAACGATAGTTGACACTTTCCACGTTGATACGCTTGAGCTTATCGGCGATAACCTGAGCTTCAAGGCCAGTATTATTTGCAACATACTGAGCGATAATCTGAAAATGCTTATCTGAGAGAATGAATGCGGACATAATATTAAACCTTCCAATTGATGCGGTCAACTTGAATGCTAAACTCACAGTTAGCATTATCTCGCATATTATGCAAATAATCTAACGCTTGCTTTTCGTCATCATATTGACGATTAAATGAGTTTGTATTTTCGCGGCTGTCAATATAGACACCCTTGCAATATGCGCCATGCTCTGACACCGTGACAATAATCCGGGGGTTTGATTTGAATTTTGACATAATCAACTCTCATTTACGGGCGATATTACCCGACAATAACCCCTGAGATAATCAAGGGTTATTATCTGACATTATCAATTAAGCCTTAATCCGGGCGAACTCTCGTAAGGGCTTGTTACTCTTAAATTGTTCTTTCCAGTCAATCTTACGTTTTGCGTTATCAATTCTGAGGTTAATCACCGGGCGGTTATCATTATCCATGCCCATGAATTGCCCCCTGTACTTTACAGGCTTTCCATCGAGGTTTAACCCCGTAATCCACTGGCCGATTTTAAGGTCGCGAAACTGCACGGCTTGTTGCTCTGCGTTACCCGAGCGGATGAAAACGGTGTTTGTATAAAGTTTTTGCATGATGAGACTTTGCGGGTTAGTTGAAGAAAGAAACAAGAGGAAGGATGACGAACCATAACACAATGATAACCGAAAATTTGATCTGATTTTGCATCTTTGCTTTCCTTGGGTTTTGCTTCGCTGATTTGCTTGGCATGGCTCAATTGTAGCGCGTTTTTGCGCCGTGTGCAGTTCTTTTTATAGTTTTCTCTCAAGTGATTATTTATCGAATCGAACCTATCAATAGGTTTTGACTATTGTCTTGAAATCGAATAGCGTGTGTCAACATTCATTACATATAGCGCACGCGCACGCGAAGAGCAAAATCCGTGCCAGTTGAATTGTGACTAGATAGTATATTTTGTGACTGAACCGTTTAGTTTCTGACTGAACCGTTTAGTTTCTGACTGAACGGTCTATTCGGCGACTGAACGGTCTGGTTTCTGACCGCTCGGTCGCGGCGCTTTTTACTTTCAGGTCTTTTCTTGTGTAATTAGGCAAGCGGGTTTTTAAAGAATTTAGGAACAGGGGTTTTTAAAAAAGAAATACCCCTAAAGGAGTTTTTAGTTCCTAAAGGGGTACGAGGGTTTTTAATTTTCAAACTTATTTGATTTACTTATATTTTCTTTTGCTGTAATTATTTGTAAATTCCAAGGAACATGTAAACCACATACGTTTTCACCTTGTAATGGTACTATATGATCTACATGAAAAGGTTCCTCAAACATTTCTGTCATCCATTGACATATTTTATAAAATTCTTTTATGTCTAAATGATCTTGTTCTGTAAGTGATTTAATTGTTGAAGATAGTTTAGCAACCCTGTAATCATTACGTATTTTACTTCTTAATTCTGGATTCTTTTCCCAATAGTCTTTCTGATATTCTAATCTCTTATCTTTATTTTCTTTATAATAGTCTTGATATAAACTTTTATTTTCTTTATAATAATTTCGTTTATAAATTAAGACGCAATCTTTACACTTGTGACCATAACCGTCCCTACACTTAGTAACTTTTTTAAATTCTACTAACGTTTTTTCTTTCCCACAAACTCTACAAGTTTTTATTTGCATTATATTCTCCGATAAATACCCGTGTTATAAAAGCAAAAAGCAGCCACGGAAAGCTGCTCTTATTATTAAAGTTAATTACTCTTTAACTATTGCTTTATAATTATAGCACTTATGAGTACATAATGCAAGGTTTATATTAGTCAGTTTACCTTACCGATTTGTAACCTTTATTCCAACGACCGATACTGATGTTTATATAGTACGCACAATTGAAATAATCGCTTTGAATATCACTATGGTCATAATGATCTACAAGCATGATACTTTTAGCTTTCTCCAGATATTCCAGTGCAATACCGTCAAATGAACTATCAAGGTAATACTGATTTACGCTGATGTTTTGCTCTTTGGTAACCCAATCAATAACTTGCTGTGTATCATGCTGACTGCGTTTAGCTTTTACGTTCTCGCAGAAATTACTAATAAAATCAATCTTACCTTCTGTGATAGTCAAGTACAAAGTACTATCGCCTTTACCGCTGAGTGTAGCTTTTACACCGTACTCTTTGTTAAGTGCTTTAAGCGCCAAGCGAGCTTTGGTGATGATCTGCTGTGTCACGTATGCCATTTTAAACTCCTGTACGTGCCCGAAGGGTTCGGACACTTGCTGTTGGTTAGTGTGCTTGAATTATACCATACATCAAAGCTTCTTAACCAGATCAAGACCAGAAGGTTCAATAAATTTAGCGTTACCTTCTGCCTCCCACACCCAATAGTACTTGCGGATACGACCCATAGAGTCTGGTTTACCTTCGTAGCTACCTACCCCTTGACCGTTGGGTTTAACGCTGTCTATCGTGGCTTTACGACCGTTTGCCATGACGTAAGTACCTGTAGTAATCCAGCGATTTGGTAAAGTAAAAATAAACTTCATATTACACCACCTGATTAAAGCATTGCAGTTGATCAAAGTCCGCACAATTGTAAACATTCTGATCACGATACGCCCAAGAACGGTAGATCGTATCACGGGTTTGTTCATCATCGAATGAACAGATGTCAACCACAGTACCGCATTGCAGATAGATCAGATAGTATTTCATGTTAACCTTTCAGTTGTTGAAGTCTCTATTATAACTCAAAAAGTCCTTGTATACGCAGCATTGTGACAATCTTATCAAAATCTTCTTCTACAATTAAAGTGCGCTGATCGTGAAAAACAAGAAAAGTTCCACCGTTTACTAGTGGTTCAGCCGTACAAATCAAATTAGCGTTTACCATAATTGGTACTAACTTCTCCGTTGAATTTTTAATATGAATTTTTATGAACATAGTTTTCCTTGTGTAGTTAAAAGGTGCTGAGAACAGGAGTTACACCTGCACTGATGGGTAGGCGTTGATACCTGTGTACCCACTGCTCTTGAATTAAGCTATCTCAGCATGACTGTATTGTATCACAGATTTTGTTCACTGACCAATCTTACACGCAATATCGTACCAATAATCCGTACCTTGCTTTGTGTGCTCCCAGATGACTACAGCCCAAAGATCACCTGATGTAGAGAAACCAAAGCATTCCCGCATTTCAGTCTTCATATATTCTGCTGCATCTTTATCGATCAGTGCTACCTGTGCAATCAATTTCTGATACTCTAGTTCGTCTTGCATTTCGCGCAGTTCGTTTAGTGCTTCATTCTTCATTTGTATTCTCCTGATGTTGATTCTTTGCTTGGCGCTTTTTATCTTTGTGCTTTTGTACAGATTTCTTCATGACTACAGCTACAAGATGATTTCTTTGTTTAACTTTAAGTTTAAGTTTAAGTTTCTTTAGCTTTTTAGACATAAGACACCTCAATGTAAATTATGTACATGCACTTCATATACATATGGTTTTTTAAGTGCTCTGAGGGTTTTTAAAACCTTTACAGTACTCGCTTGACTATAGTACCTGTACTCTTGCGGTATGTCTGCAACAATAACACGCACAATGTATTCTGTGATAAATCTTTGCATATCACACACCTTGTTCCTCTGCCATCATAGCAGTAAATTTAAGCCAAGCATAACGAGTTTGTTGATTTTCTTTATTGACCTTCTTGTGTTCATCAGAGAAAGCGTTTGATGATTCTACAGGACAACCCATAGCTTTTAATCCTGAAATTATTCGTTTATAAAGAGCTAATGCCTCCATATAAGGTACTTCATCCCCGAACATTTCAAGCCTGTACATTTGCTCGATTGCAATCATGACTGCAAAGCATGAGTACTTTTCTTTCTCACCATCGTTTACCCAATATTCCTTTTCATTAGCTGCCAAACAGTTGTCAGCAGCGTAATGCAAGATTTCAGCGATAGTGTATTGAGTGCTTTCTTTCATATTAATCTCCTTTTGATTCATAGTACAAGATCATATCGTCAATCATATTATACCTTGTTTGTTGCATCTTTTGCGGATTAGCTTTGATTTCTGTGTGAGTACTGTAGCCTTTGTAAACAATCCATTCTTCAAGGCTAAAAACACCTTTAAGGCGTTCTGAGATATCACCTCGTAGTCTCATGCACTTAAGTCTAGTATTTTCAGTACAATCTACATCTCCTTCAATAATACTAATACAATCACAAATATAGCAGCTCCAATCATCAGTATTGTACTTATATGAACCATCTGGTAACAATACACGAGCTTTACGCAGAATTTCACTACTTTTTAAATCAATAGTACTATCAAGGTATTCTGCCAAGATTAAGCACATGTATGCACGACCTTCCCACTCTTCATAAGAATCTGTGTAAACCCCTAAAGTTGTATAACTTTGAAACTCCCAAAGCAATGAATCCATTAAAGTGTAATAATAACTATCTTCATCGAATGCCGTACACAAAGCGTTACAAATACCGCAACTGGTACTTACAAGGACTTCACCTGTAAAATACCACTGAGCAATCATCTGCAGTTTTTCTTTGAGGTCAATACGCTCTTCTTGTGAAAGTTCTAGAGGATAATTAGACATGATGTTCCTTTTGGTTAAGAGGTTTAGAAGATTAGATTATAGCAGTTCTATGGATTATTTCAGGTTGTTTGCTTTTTAAACACAGAAATGACTCGCTTATTTGCTGAATTGTCAAACGTGTCAATAAGCTTACCATCCACAACAGCAACAGCGTGACCTGTGATGTTAACGATGTAAGAACCTGTGTGAAGCTTTGGCAGTATTTTAGCCAGTGTAATACCTTCAGAAGACAATACATTAGCTATACGTGCTGATTGCCTAGCTGCACTTGTAGTTCCATTGACGGATTGTAGCTTGAATCCAGCTTCAGTATAAGCCTTCAGCATTGTCACAAAGAAAGCACCGCAATGATTCTTACGACCGTGTTTCTTGAGTAAAGTATGTGCATCTTCATAAGCAATATTACCAGCATTTGCCAATGCTCTGACAGTACAATCGTTCTTTTCAAGACCACCTGCAGTTGCACCACGGTACGCAGCTTTGATAAGTTTCATATAATCCTCAGAAGTTATGTTGGAAAGTCTATTGTAGCACATCTTTTAAGTTCAAGAATAACCTTAAGATTTACTCAGCTTTATTAGAGATATCTTCAAATTCTTTCTTAAGCTTTAAATACTCTTCGTACTTTAGACGTTTATAGGACTCAACATCTTTTTGTACTTTTTCCATCCTAGTCTTATACTCCAGATCAGTCTCTTGGCGTTCAAATACTAAATGAAGACTCTGTTCTTCATCGCCATGATCACGATAGAATGAAAACCTAGCAATACAACCTTGATAAAGCATATCAATGTAATCATTACTAAGCCTATCAAGATATTCTTTGACTTCTTGAATAGTTTTACCATCAAAAACATAATCACCGACATAAACACTTTTAACAAACACGTTAATCTTCTCCATTAGGACTCCTTTGTTAAATAATCAATGTAATAACATAAAAAACCAATAATAAATACCCACCAAGGAGCATCTAAAAGAATACAAACTAACCAAGCAAATAATGCTAGCATATTAATCCTAGCATATTAATCCTTAGTATAAAGGTTGTGTTTCTTGATTCGCCAGATTTGAAAGATAGCCTTACCATTTGCATCTTCATCCGTGCAGACATATGCAACAGTCTTCAGCACTCGTGCAAAGCGCACCTGACAATCTCCAACGTCTATCTCGTGTGAAAACCCTTGTTCGATAGCCCAAAGGTTATTAGTTTTACGGTAGGTGAAATAATTACCGTATTCGCACTCCTGAAACTCTCCAATATTTATTTCTTTCAGTGTTATCACAATCATCTCCAGTTGTTGAAAACTTGATTGTAGCACAAGTTTTGTCTTGGAACAAATTTAGACGAAAAAAATACCCTAGAAATTAATCTAGGGTTTGTTGTTTTATTGCAACAATTTATTTGATTTGCGTAAGTTTTCTGAAGCCAAAATAACTTGTAGATTCCACGGCACATGCAAGCCACAAACATCTTTACCTTGTAACGGTACAATATGATCTACGTGATAGTCTTGCCCTGTATATAATTTAAACATTTGACAGATTTGATATAATTCCCTAATTTCTTCCAAATCTTTCTCAGATAACCAATTTGGTGTGGCATTAAGTTTTATAGCTCTTCTCTTTGACATATTTGCATAAATTCTATCTCTGTTACTCTGAGAATATAATTTATTATTTGACAATTCTTTTTCTTTATTTAATTGATAATATAATCTTCTATTTTCTGATATCTTTTCTTTATTTTCTTCGACGTAAATTTTTCTTTTCTGTGCAAGAATTTCCTTGTTTGTTTTCTTATACTCTTTCACACAATTTTTACATTCATAATGATAACCATCTTTTGTTCTTTTATTTTTATGGTAGTCTTCAAGACCTTTTTTAATATTACATCTAGTACAAATTTTATACATAATTGATTCCCGTCAAACACCCGTAAAATACAAAGCAAAAAGCAGCAACGGGAAGCTGCTCTTATCGTTGAAGGTAATTAATTTTCAACTATTGCTTTATAATTATAGCAGATATTTTACAGATAATCAAGTATTATAATAGTCAGTTTACTTTACCTTAGCTCACCACCAGCTATCATAATAAACAGCATTTCCTTTGTCAATCTCAGCCAAAGCTTTGTGTGCAAAGTCAATATCTTCGTTTGCGTAATCATCGTCATAGATATACTTAGAACCCCAAAAGAAACCTGTAGCTGACTCAAGTTTGTAACCTTTAGCGTCTTCGATCAATGTATTCAAATCTTCTTTTGTAAGCAGCAAAGGAATGCAGTTGAAACTTTCAGCGTCACCACCTTTTGCACGATATAGGTTTTCCATCCAAGAGTGCAACGCGTTGTGCTTACGCCAGTATTGCAATTCTTTGCTAAACTCTGTATTGAATTTGAAGTTATCTTCTACTGCAGACTTAGGAACAGCAAAAGCGTACATATCAAGACCCATGATTTTCTCCTTTAAGTTGAGGTTAGATTTTAGCAGATTTCAAAGCCAACAAAGCGTAATCCACAGCTTTATTTCTATTATATCTGTCATAGTTACGAATAGCACTACGATTGTCTGTATGCTCGTATGTGTGCTTTGGTTCTACACCGTACTTATCACGGTAAGCGTTAAAGAACAAAGCTGCGTCCACGTCTTCTTCTAAATAAGCTGTGCCACCACGCATGTAACTATAGGTGCTGATCTGAGTAATAATGCAAAGTTCCATCAGTTCGGTGATCTTAACCGCAAGCCAACCGTGTCCGGGGTCTGCGTAGAATTTGTATGTCTTCATGATAACTCCTGTTGAAACCTAGATTATACTACAGTTTTAAACAATTCTTGAGGTATTGCACCAAATCTTTTATACAAGTCTTTGCTCGATATATTCGCTGCTTTTATACCTAAATTCTTTTTGTTGATAACACCTTGGTAGTAAGTCCTAGCAATTCTATTTCTTGCATTACCACGAGTATTGTTGCACTTAAAGCAAGCAGCTACAATATTACTTCTCAAATCACTCTTTATATGCTTAGGGCTTGACCATTTATCAATTAAATGCTCAACAGTAGCATCTGTATCTTTAAACTTACATTCAGTCTTAAATGTCATTTGTATTGCACAATAGTGACATTTGCAGTTTTGATCTTTAACTAAACGTTCAAGATGAAATTTTGCTACACTTTTTGTCATGTTTGAAATCTTTCAAGTAGTTAATGTCTGGAGTGAATTATACAAGAAAAAATCCCCGTAGGATACACCCACAGGGAAATAAAATTATGTTTTCTTAATCTCTACAGATGTAAGCTTATTGTCAACAAATGTAAACTCAAGGTGATCGGACATTGCATTATTATCAGAATACATCTGTTGTGGTACGGCATTGGTGTGCCAAAAGTTTTCAGCTACTAACTTTTCAATAGCGTGATAATGCATATACATCTTTTTGACCCCTGGCTGTGGTTTGATGCGGTATTGAGTATACTCGTTCCACGCCGGACTAGTTGTTGTTTTCCATTCACGGCGGTCATCCGTACGGAATTCAATTTCAGCACCATCAGCCCATGCCTTGATAAATTCTGCGTGCTTATGTGGTTTTTGCGGTTTGTTCATAAATTACTCCTTGTAAAAACGATGATTGCCAATTGTAGCATAGATTTTCTTGGTTTTGATCCATGCGTTAGATATGTATTTCGTCGTGTAGTAAATCACATTAGAAGGTAGCGTAGGCTCAAAATACCCTTCTACCATGCTATCAGCTACATCTGATACATACCCATAGGCAACTTTGTCAGAAGCCTTTAAGCGCCCTTCTAAGGCCTCTACGTCAGGTTTGTGCAGTAGTGTATAGCTGAACTGCCTGCGCTGCTGGATGACTTCACAATAACCATCAGGGTAGTCCTTGTGGTTCTTGCGGTTTTCAATCACAGAAGCTACAGCATTGATACCTGCTGGACCTTCGCTGCGTGCCTCGTAATACAGTGCATTCTTGATACATTTACGCTCTTGGTCTTTGATGGCTTCTTGCTCTTGACGTATCAAGTCCTTACGAACAGCTTCAAATTCCATCAGCTGTCGGTATTCTTTGTACTGATCAGTCAATAGCATGGATACAACAAAGATTGTAATGTATATCGACCAGCGTTTAATCAATTCCATTATTTTCTTTCTCAGGTTTATACCAGTATTCGTAAGAGTCACTATCTCCAAAACCTTTTTCTTGTCTAGCGTGTTCATCACAAAATGGATGATTACCTGCAAACTGAGTACCACGAATCCAGTCTGCTGGTTTATCGCACATTATGCATTTTTGTTCTTTCATTCTTTAACTCCTGATGGTTTATGTGCATATGGTATTCTACGACCATTACACCAGAAAAAATTACCAGATTTCTCTAGTTCTTTTTGATAATTGTCGTAAGCTTCTTTACGTTTTCCCTTTTGTACTCCGTTTTTATATGCTGTGATAATTATAAAATAAAACATTAATACTAATAGTAAAATATTTTGCCAGATACCGAGATCAATAATCATTCTTCAACTCCGAAATGTTCTGAAATATCCGATATTGCCGCCGACATTGCCTCGTCTACATGCCAGTCGTTATCAATGGCATCTTCTTTTCGTTGCATGATTTTCCACATACATTCCCCCACAATCAACTCAGCGAATTTCCTTGCTTTGGCTACGCTCTCAACACTTGGAGCAACTGCCATAGAGTCATGGATACTCTCAAATGTAATCAAGTCAGCTCGTGTGGCAAATTCATAGATTTTGTCGTTCATGGTTTACTCCTTATTTGCCTTACTCACCACGTTTGTTTTTACGCTGCTGTGAAAAGTCCCTCTTTGGTTTATTGGTATTCTTTCCACGAGTAGGTGTTTCTTCATAACCTGCATCATCAAAGCGTTTTTTCTTGGCTTTGTTGGTCTGGAGAGAGCTTTGCATATTAGTCCTTGGTTGTGTTGTTAATTGGCGAGTCCTGCAAGGCAAGACCCTTTCAATGATTGAATTATAGCACTGTTTCAAGATCAGGGAATAGACTTTCTAAAATCTTTTGTGCTTGTTCAAAGTTCACTGAACGTGCAATACGATTTACGACTTCACCCTCCATGTCAATCTCTACTACATCATACAAAGTATTTGATACTTTACTACGCATGATCACTGTTTCTGCGACTTCTGAAATTTCTGCCATATAGACTCCTTTAGATTAACTGATTAAAACCGAATCAATACTCAATACCAACGAGCTTTATATGCTTTTTCAATACCAAGCTTTAAGATTGTTTCTGCAATCAAAGCTTGACCGTGTAAGATATCATAAATATCTCCAATATCAATTTCAGCTACATTAGCTTCATGAAATAAGCGTTGAATTGCTACGTGAAATTCATCTTTCGTCATTGTACCACCTTTCATTATTGGACTTTTCATTTACATAAATTAACGAAGACAGAACTTCTTTTTCATCTTCGTATGAATTGAACTCTAAGCACTGTTCATCATAAGTAGATTGTACATCAATTCTTACCTTTGGTTTTGAAATGCTGGACTCTTTTTGTTTTTTCATCTGTTTCATTGCTTTCATTTTTTAATAACAACTGGTCTGTCACCACCAAACAAAGAGTAGTTTTTCCGCAGTACTTCTACCTTACCTTCTCTGTATGAATTTTCAATACCAATCAGTACAAAAAGATACTGCAGCATCTCTGAAAGCATTTCAGATGTGACTTCTATTTCACCTTCACCTAAAGCTAAAATGAAACACAGCAAAGTGAGATTTTCAATATCTTCTTGTGCTTGCTGAGAAAGTATTTCAAATTGCTTATAGTTATCAGTGTGAATATAATCCAGAGCATTTTTAATCTCGTAGACTTCTACATCATCTAAGTCCTCAAAGTAATTACCAGCTGGTAAAAAACCCGTGCTTTTAAGTTCAAAAGCTCCTTTTAAAATCCAGTTAGGTAATTTTTTATTTGCAAGAATCTTATCTATACTAATAGTTTTAAAGACTTTAGGTGTGAATTTTGGAACGAAATCTGGTTCTTCTGTAGTAGTCAAAATAAAGCCTCTTCCATATCTGATAAATCGTCTTTTGTTTTACTGAAGTTTTTCTTGTCAAGTAAAGCTTGACTTTCCTGTGTACGATGGTTGTTTACAATAGGAAAAGGCCACCTTACAGATGGTTCAGTCTGATGGGTCTGCTGGTGATTCTGTTGATGATTCATAATTCTCCTTTAAGTACTTTTGAAGACCTTCATCTGATGTGACTGAAAGCCTGAACGCATCATAGCACGTATTTGAGTTCATTTTGTTTGGGATGCCTTTGATTAGCATCTTTTTTACTTTCATTGTACCAAGGCCGCTGATCTTGACAGGTAAGCCCTGAGCAAGTAACACTTGCATGTTACCTACAAAGTGCCTAAGAACATCTTCTACCTCGTATTGATGGTAACCAGAGGTACTAGCTACTCGTTTAATCAATTGCTTGTAGCTTTCTGATTTGTATTTAGCTTTGAAACCCACAGGTATACCTCCAGAAGTTAATTAATTTAAAGTATTTAAACATTTTAGTTATTTCTGCAATTTTGCATACTGTATTCCTTTTGTAATTCAATATACCACTTATCAACAATTTCTTTTGCTTCTGCAACAGTACCGTACATTCCCAAGTAATATCTTTTACCACTTACAGTTATTAAAGCTTTGTATCGACCTCTATCAAGATACACACCTTTAACTTTAGTCTGTGTGTCTACGTTACCAAGACAGTTCCACCTATTTTTAAGTTTATTTGATGCTCTTAAATTTTCTATAGAATTATCAAATGTATTACCGTTTATATGATCCACTACATCAGGTAATTCGTGTTTTAACATTAGAAAAATTATTCTATGTACAAGATAAGACTTTTTATCAACTCTGACTCTTCTATAAGAACCGTCAACATTACCAGCAATAGAGTTTTTTATCGCATTTGGTGCAACAGTTATTTTTCTACGTAATTCGTAAGAATCATCTATATAAAATAATTCATTGCACCTGTTATACAAAGTCTCTATTTGATCAGAGTTGTTCATAATCAAAGATTTTACTAATTGCACCAGCTACAGCAATCGCAATATCACGATGCTCTGCTTGCGTACTTTCGTCTTTACGCACTTCAATGTAGTGAATAAAACTACGAATTGTTCCTTGCATATACAAACGAGACATTGTGTTGCCTTCTGGTAGAACAGCACGAGCTTGCTCTTTGGCAATACCATTTGTTACAGCCCATGTATAAGCCTCTTTAGCAGCACGAATAACATCTTGTTGCTTCTCTGTCCAGATGCGGTTAATTTCACGGTGTTCTGTAGTTGTCAAATCAAGATTAATAGAGTTCTGGCGATTCTTTGTATCTTGTAAACGAGCTTGACGAATGCTGAATGATAAATCTTTTACAGGGTCAGCATAACGCTGGCTAAATTCTTGAAATGCAAAACTACGATGACGCAAAATCTGCCGTGCAATATCACGAGTTGTTTCAATCTCAATTGTAGCACTTGCCATTTCAAATGGTGAAAAATGCTTGTGCTTCAACAAGTACTTCAGAAGTTTATCTGCTGTATCATTGTTGAATTGATTACTTGGATTAGAAACCCTAGCACAAAATGCAATAAGTTCTTTTGCTGATTTAAACTCATCTTTAAATTCTTCTGATGGTTGTGTGTAACCTACTAATTTTACTTTCATTTACGACCTTTCTTTATTGTGATACGATGTGATTACTGCACGATCTTTCATATATAACACGATATCTTCTTCAGTAAAGAATCTATGCTGTCCATATAGATTGTAAGCATTGTCTAACCCAATGTCAAGTACTTTTCCATCTAAACCTGAATTTGCACCATGCAGATGACCATGTAAATGAATACTACCATGAGCTTGTTTGTGCCAAAATTTTACAGGAAAATGAAACAAACAAACAGATGTTTCACCGATCTTGATCTCTTTATAATCATACCATGCTGCAAGAAATCCATCTTCTACGAGTTGATCTAGATGCTCTCTACGATCATGATTACCCTTGATGAAAATCTTAGAACCTTTAAGTTGACATACTACATTAGCCAGATCATCATAATTTTTAAAGAACGAGAAATCCCCAAGATGATATACAAGATCACCTGATGATACTTCTGTATTCCAAAGGTCAATTAACCATCTGGTGTGATTATCTTGTGAACCACACTCAACTGCACGATTTGTAAACTCTACAATTCGCTTATGACCGAAGTGCAGATCACTTGTAAATATCTTCATTCTAACTCCATTTCTTCGTATGCACGCCATTCAGTTTCAGTTAATTTACCCTCTTCTTTCCAAATGAGGGCTCTGATTTCATCATCGAATACCTTCTGCACAGATTTCCATACGTCACAATAGTCGTAATAGCATTCGTAACCGATATATACTTTCATTTTCAACCTTTCAATGCAGCAATATCTTCTGCAGTTAAACCAAGTAGCTGTGCTTTCAAAATAGCTGCAGCTTTTGCTTCGTCCGCCTTACGTTTTAGTTCTAGCTTTTTCTCCATTTCAGTATCTACGGTATTTGGACCATGAATATACACAGGACCACACCAGTGATTATTGTGCATGATTAATTCAATTTCAGTTACACTAGCATCACTGCCCATTACATATGCACCTTTTGATAAGCGAATAGCTGTAGCTTGTTTGGAGCAAATGTATTTTACATATTCATATCCACGACCTTCAGTTAAATCAGTATTGGACCATACAGCATAAGCTTTTTGAGTTTTATTTGTCATTTTCTACCTTTCATTTTCGTCCTCACAATTATCTATCTCTTCAACATTCCAAGTATTTGTATCAATGACCTGTGCATGTCTACCTATATATTCTTCAATGTAACTTGCTTGCATTATGGCAGTATTCAAATCTTCAGATTCAAACTCAATATCAATAACCATTGTATATTTTGGCATTATTTACCTTTCAACTTAGTTTTTAGTTTTAAATACTCTTCATCTTCTAACTCTCGCAAGCCAATGCAAGGTCTATTAATTTGCTTTTCAGTAGCACGATTATTCAAACGAACAAGGCCACAGCGATTACAATACATAAACATCCCTTTGGCATGTAATGTGCGATTAAATACGTGACCTTGCATTTAAACTCCTATAAAATCTTCAAGAATTACCCTGCGTTGTTGATCGTTCATAGCTAACCATGTGTCTTTTGGCACAGTACTTACGATCATATGTGGTGCATCATACCACATATTTGGTAGTGTAATTGCAGTTTCAAAGCCATTTTTATACATAATTTCAACATTCTTTGCTGTCATACGCATGAGCTTTTTCTTACCAATATAGTAAGGAGTCTTTAGTTTACAGCAGTTGTTGTAATCGTATGAACCATCGGGTAGCATAGGGTACATCATAAAACCTTCACCACGGTCATGCTTTGCGATTTCTAGTGCTTGTTCAAGAGTACAACGAGCACCAGCACCCATAGGATAAAAATCTCCTGTATCTTTCTCACGTACACCGAGCAGATGCAAACCTTGGCGCTCCTGCACAATGTGAGGGTCTTGTGGTACTATTACTTCAAAAACCGTAGTAGTCTTATCGTCCAAAAGCATATCGTAGTTCCTATAAGTGCTCAACAGCAGTTCTTTAGCCCACTGAGCGTATTCACTTGTAGTACTACCAGTAGTGCTTACCAGAAGTTCACCTTCATGGATTGTAGCACACCCAAGATACCCATTAATCTTCTTGTACATTTCAACTGGAGTATCAAGAGGCATAGTACTCCAGTAATTTCGCTCAAGATAGTTGAAGCTTTTACGTGGAGCAGCTTGCACAAGTTCTTTCGTAGTGTTGCAATAAACATGTCCTCTGCAATCAAGCAGTTCTGGAATTTTATACCAGAGATAATCATACATAGCTTTACGATGGTATTTAAACGTTGTGTATTTACCATCGTTTTTCATCGTAGCTAAACCACGATTTACTAAATTCATTTGTTGATCATATGTCAATAGCATTTTATTTCCTTTTCCATAATTGAAACTCTAGTTTGAATATAATAACAGCGAAACCTTTCACCTCGGGATTAGTTGGTTTTCTATAACCAAACCATTTATTAACCCCGACAATATCCATATCCCAATTAATAATCCACAAAACTTTTACGATTATCATGGCCAATATTGATAATGGCCAAAAAAACAGAAAGTATAACGGCAGCGCCAATATCTTGGTAGGGTGTTCTGATGGCAAACGCAATCATCATGATAATCACACCAGCCATATAAACAATTAATTCAAGCATTTTATTCCTTTACTTTTATGATTTTACAATTTAACACTAAACTTTCGCCTCATTTGTTCGACCTTATCATCAGGACAACCGTGAATATTTTTACCCTCGTGGCGATTCTCAACGATAATGCTCACAAAGTTAGCTTCAGTCTCTCGTGCAATTGTAGCATAAGTTTCGACTTCCCACTCAGTGCAAGATGTATTTGATACTGCAACTGACATACCTTCGTAGAGAGCAAGCCACGTATTGCGCTTACACTGATTGTGTGCTTGTTCAAGGTGCATAGGATCAAACTGGTATTCACCGTTTTGTACAAAGTATTGATCAGCTTCATAGATGCGTTGTACTACAAATTCATCAAGAAGTACTTGTGCAAAGGTTGATTTACCTGAACCGGGAACTCCACGAATTAAATACAAGGTTGGTTTACCTCTGGATTTGTTTCGAGCTTTAGAAAATTGTTCATAACCTTCTAATGTACCTTCGCTGTAACCACCGTCACCAGCATGGATATCAGCACCAGCTTTAATGTTGTTCATTCTTCAACTCCGAAATGTTGTTTGATATTACGAGCAATACCTTGCCTAAAATCTTCCCGATTCAAGTTGATGCCGCATTCCAAAGATATCTTGGCACATCCCCGAACAATCAACTCGGCGAACTTTTCCAAATTTACCGTAGCAGGATCAATATAATCTGGCGGAGGTGGAAGGAAATGTCCACGAAAAGCCTTATAGTTTGGATTACCACCAGCCTGTTTAGCAAGTTCTTTGATTCGTTCGTTCATAACACATCCTTTTCAATGATCTTCCAAATGTTCCAACCACCGTATGCTTTTTTGAAAATCTCCGCAGTCTCACGGGTGGCAAAAACTGCCTCTACCTTGTCGTTGAGGATAACAATATAAACTTTCATTCTTCAACTCCGAAATAAGTGTAAACTGCTTCGTCCATACTGGGACCAAACTCCATACCCACTCTAGCAAGTAGTAAGGTTTCTTTCAAAATCAACACTGCGAACTTTTCTAAAAAATCTGAACGAATTGCTCCGATAAATTCACCACCATATAAATCAGCACCCAATTCTTTAGCGCCGGACTGTTTAACAAGTTCTTTAATTCGTTTGTTCATTAGTATCTCTCCAATAATTCTTTATGCCGAGTGAAAATATCTTTCATGTGCTGATCTAACTTGCGCTGAGCAGCAGGACGATCTTTTGTTTCTTTCTGCCAAGATTCCCATAGCTCAAGAGCAGTAGAACCTCTCATGAGGTGTAATCCTTTATAGAAAACTGGTTCCATCAGTAGCATTCCTCAATGGTAACATTACGACCAAGATATTCCAATAAATTTTTGATACCTTCAGTTCCCATATCTTCATCGTTGTGGTTCCAAATGAAGCTCTTGCCGTCAACTTTTACGGTCCATCCATCACAGTATAGTTCAATTTCAATGTCTTTCATTATTTAACTCCTTAATATTAATCCACGAGCTCTGTAGATACATCAGTTCTAACAGTGTAATGTATTACAACATCTTCTTCCCATTCTTGACCATAATCGTACGCTACAGCACCAATACCTTCAATAAAAGACGGTTCACCTTTGGTAATGCAAGCAGATGCAAATTCTACAAGTTCTTCAATGCTGTCTATAGTATACATACATTCGCCAAACTCGTCAACCAACGCATTGGTCTTTAAATTAGGATTAATCCGAATTGTTACTTCTGATTCTAGGACTACAGCTGTTTTATAGGTTTTCATTCATATTCTCCTCAAAGTTAATTAAAGCTTGTGTACTTCTACACCGTTTGCTTGCAAGTATTGTACACCAGATACATCACGGTATTCTTCTTTGTAGAAAAATCTTTTGATGCCAGAGTCTACGATATCAATCGCACAGAACTTACAAGAAGCATGTGTACAGAACATTGTAGCGTCAACTGCACTTTGATTACTGCGTACAAGGCCCATTAGAGCGTTCTTTTCGCTATGACGTACCCTAGGGTCAGTTGTACCATCTGAAAGCTCACACGGGTCGTTTATGTGCTCTGCGTGAGCATTGTAACCACACGAAATGATACGGTTGTCTTTTACGATTACTGTACCTACTTTTAAACGAGTGGCATTGGAGCACTCAGCAAAAGCTTCTGCACATTTCATATAAGCTTGGATATGCTTAGACTTCATACGAGTGAATCCCTTCTGGAGTTGTATATCGAACAATCTTTACACCAAATGCCTTTAACATGCACTGGCAAGACTTACATGGTTTAGCCAAAGCCAAGCTACCATCATTGTGAAACCTCTGTACAAAAACGCTATGAATGTTCTTTTTACCTGCTGAAAGAACTGCAGCTAACTCAGCATGGATTTTATCTTTTGCTTCAGATTCTCCAGCTAATACGCTGAAGTGTTTTGCAAGCGGATGAGTCCTGTTGTAGTCATTGACTCCAGTACCTAGCACATTACCTTTCTTATCGAAGGCTGTACACACAATATCATAGCGTTTTCTTGAGGACATTACAGTCTTTTACAGTCTTTTACAGTTTTTACAGTTTACGAGCTTGTTTAAGTTTGTGTTGAATACCTGCGAGTACTTTGTGTTGACGCTTCAAAGTACGTTGCTTGTTGCGGTAGTAGTTCATCATGACGAAATAAGGCTCACTGTCTTTATCATCAGGGTTGCTCTTGTGCCACAGTTGATCAATGAGGCTCTTTAGAAATTGCAATGCATCTTCATCTGCACTTAGAACCTCAGCAAGACCTTGCGTCAAGGCTTGCAGTTCTTCCGTGGTAAACGACACAGCACGATGCGTATGAGCATAGGATGTCAAAAACTGCTGCAGCTTACTGCTCATGAGCACGGACTCTTGCAAAGGTTTACCTTGCATTGCTTTCTCGCAGCGTTCCCACACAATTTCTGCAATTGCTAGTTCACCGTCCTCAAACCCCAAGCGGTCTACCATAGAAGCAAATTCTGGTTTCAAGATCATGTTAAGTTCCTTTCAAATTAAAATTTATTGTATCACACTTAGATCACTTAGATCACTTAGATCACTTAGATCACTTAGATCACTGTGTAATCTGTTGATGCAACTGCTGCTGTAAAAGATAACCTTCTAACTCCCACACTTTATTTCTGGCATTAGTTCGACTGATAGTTCGTCCAATCCCTTCGTTAAAGTTGCTTTTACTTACAGTAGCGGATTCACCTCTAACGGTAAAACCATTCTCCAGTGTAAGCTCACAAACCATCACTTTACCGCTTGGTAAGATTGTATAAGTCTCTGCTACAATCACACTGTCAATTTTTTCTGATGTGACACGAGGGGCAATAAGATTGTTAGCTTTAATCGCTTTTTCAATTTCTTGTTCAGTTAGCACTTAATTTCCTTTCGGTTTCGTTGTTGAAGCCGTGATTGTAGCACAAGTTCTGAGCAGTACAACAGCTTCTGGCATCTTTCACGAATTTTCGCACAAATAAATTTATTTCTTAAAAGGGGCTTGACAAGATTTGAAATTAAGATACAATTTAGCATTGAAGGGGGGTTACGGGGGTTAGCGAAGGGTATAGTCGAAGGGTTCGTCTCAAGGTTGAACTCAGGTTGATCTCAGGTTAACTCAAGTTCATCAGTAAAGCAAATCAACCTAAAGGAGATAACATGAAGTTAGTAACACAAATTGGTAACACAGGTACTAAAGTAATGGTAGAATTCACGTTAGACGAAGAACGTGATATCAATTGGGATGAACTCAAGGTGTACTTATATGAGCACCCTGACGTTGACATTACTGACTTGATAGGTGACGAGTGGTCGCTAGAGATATCAGAAGAAATTTACGCTAATGCAGATAAGCTTGTGCAAGAAGAGCAAGATGATGCTGAAGTTGAAGTGTATGTTACAAAACAAATGTTTAAGGAGTAAATTATGAACAGAGTAATCTGCAGTGAATGCGAAACAGTAAAGCACTGTATGCAACATGGATGTATTCCAAAGGTTGTTATCTGTAAAGAAAAACCTGTAGTGTATTATGTAGGTCTAGCGAAGGTTTGGCATTGGAATGATGATCCTACAAAACCCGTTGCAAGTCTACCTCTTGTACTAGATCACCCGGTACTAGGTAACTGTAAAAATGTACGTACATCTATCGTTGTGCATCAGTATTTTGATGGTACAATTGAGACTAAGAATACAGTGTATAAACCACTTGCATACGAGGATATGGGATCATGAATGACAATTACCAAGAAGCTATGGCACGAATACAAAGTGCATACATCTTATGTTGTGGTGGTTACTATGAACCTAAAAGTGAAAGAGATTATCAGTTGTCACTTGTGTTGAACAAATTGTTGAAAGAACTAGGAGAACTACCTTGAAGTTAAAAGCAAAAGACATTAAAAATATTCGTCTAACATGGCAGGAAGTCAAGAGTGACGGTACAATCTCAAATCGTTCTTACGCTTGTGATGATAGAAGTGCAAGCTGGCATTTGATGCAGATGCGTAAGAGTTCAAGTCTACGTAATATTAAAATGGAAAAGCTTTAAATAAAGCTGCAAAGGAGAAGCTATGAGTTACACAGTTGCAGAAGAACGTATGCAAAATTACATTGAAGAATTAGAGCAAGAGAATCGTTTGTTACGTGCTCGTAATGACAGGTTGGAAGCTGAAGCTAAGGCGGTATCTGTACAGGAGCCTGTGGGATATGCAGATAGTCGTGACCTTGCAAAAGATGGTAATTGGGACACATTAATTGTTAAACATGCAAGCGAAATGCATGAAGGTTTGCGCTTCAATGTCCCTCTCTACACCACCCCGCCCGCAGCACGGCCAGCACCTGTGCAGGAGCCTATGACTTGGGTAGAGCGTTGGTATGGATCGGGTCCAGATCAAGGTTGGTGGATATGGGAGCGCCATAGCCTGACGCATGGGCAAGCTGTTGCTCGCATTGGTTCTTGGCCTTTTGCTGAACGACTGACTAGCATCATCGTTGAAAAGCACAATGCTGCTTTGTTTCCGACAGAGCTAGTAAAAGAGCCGTTTGCCCCTGATCCGCACAACGGGACTGGCCCCACCCCCACCCGCAGCACGGAGGCAATGGGTTGGTTTGTCGGATGAACAAAAGTTATCTCTTGAAATTCAAGGTGGAAAATCTGATGTTATGCTTGCAGAACTTGTTGAAGGTTGGTTAAAGGAGAAGAACACATGAGTAAAATACAAGAAGCTTTAAACGCACTTGATGAAGTAAAACAAGCCATTAATGTAGCTTATGCTGATGGTTATAAAGCTGGTATGAAACCTTCAGAATGGGTTGATCTAACCGACAGACAAATCGAAAGTATATTCCTTGACGCTGGCTGGTCATGGGTGAAAAAGCTGACATGTATGTACCTGCAGTGAGAGAAGTTCTGAAACTATTTAAGGAGATTAACGAATGAAGTATTATGTAACAATACAAATTGAAGAGACACTGGTAATTGATGATGTACTCACAGAAGCTGAAGCTATCAAACGTGCGCTAGAATGCTTTGACGCAACAGCCAACGACCCTGAAGTTGTAGAAGTATGGAGTGAAGATGACAATACTTGAATTTATATGGACATTTGTTATTGGCACTATTTTTGGATGGTGTCTGCATTCTATTATTCTTCAGTTTGCTTACCGCCTTGGAATTGTTGAATACAAAGGTAGGTGGGCTGAAGCAAAATCTAAGGAGTTTAACGAATGAAAAATGATCAAATAATTGCAAATGCTATAATGTGCCCCGATGGGACATATTTACGTAGCTATCACAGACATGACTACAAGGAGCATCTGGATAAACTGACAGGTGAGGTTTTTATTGTAGACGGCGGAAATGATTATCTGCGCCGTAGCGTTAATACAACACCTGCTACATCTATGGATGTGTACTTGAGTGATCCTTTTGAAACTATTCGTAGGAACTTTGTATGGAAATCCTATGGTAAGAACGGTGAATACATTCCACATGGTATTTATATTTACTTATGTAAGATGGATACCGATCACATTCATGCTATACTTGAGACTCAGCACCACATCAATGGTACTTACGTAGAAGACTTGATGAAACAAGAGTTAGCTTATCGAAAGGAAGATTATGTTTAAAGATTTTGAATTTGTGTATTTATTTACAAATGTTCAATCCGGTGATAAAGTTTACAGTCTAGATGAAGATCACAAGGACTTGCTCTGCGGTCACTGGACACGTACAATTTTTACACTGGAGTAAATTAAAATGCACTACAAGGATAATTTTGAAGATGCCGTCAGTCGAATAGAGTACGCACACTCTGTAGTTCATAACGCAGGTTATTATCGTTCAGATCGGGACTTTCATCTTTCACGAAGGTTGCGGCAATTAGTAAATGACATTGTAGATGCAAGGCGTAATTACGATGAAAATGGTAACTTGAAGGAGATGTACAAATGAGTGATGTTGAATTATTTTGGTCTAAAGTCGCTGAGAAGTTCGGTGACAAACGTACATGGCATCAGTTGAATCCAATGGAACAGCAGATGATACTACAGGGAATCAATATGATCTTGCAGGTGGTGCAGCGATGATTACAATCTCTGAAGAAGAATACAATAAAATGCTTGATCGCATTATGTGGTTGGCTGCACTAGAAGCAGCTGGTGTAGACAATTGGCAAGGTTTTGACGAAGCTTGTGAAATTTATAACTACTGGATGCAAGAATGAAATTTCAAAAGAAACCTATAGTCATTGAAGCTTTTCAATGGGACGGTACAAGAGAATGTGCTGACGATATTTCTAAGTTCTTCCCAGAGCTGGTAACTAATTCCTTTGCTTACTCTGTGAATCTGGATGGTAAGCATTCTCTTAGCTGGGCATTTTATACACGGGAAGGTTTGATTACAGCTAGTCCAAACGATTGGATTATCAAAGGTAGCAAAGGTGAGTTCTATCCTTGTAAACCAGATATTTTTGAACAAGTATATTCTTTTTGGAGTACTACATGAACTTCCCAAAATTAATTTGGCAATCACCTAAAATTTTCTACTATGCTGGTGTATACTTGAAACTTGGTAACAAACGATATCGCATTTTTAAATTAGGAGCAAGATGATGACAATTCCAGAAGGTTTTCGTCCACAATTAGCAATCGAGCAAACCAAGGTTAAGACACAACCAGCAAACCGTTATATGTCTGAAAAACTTGACGGTATTCGCTGCATTGTATTTGGTGGTGTCGCTTACTCACGTAGCCTTAAACCGATTCCAAACAAAAGTATTCAAGCTTATGTTAAGCACCATTGGGAAATGCCAGATGGTTTAGATGGTGAACTTATCGTAGGTGATAAGAATGCACCTGATGTATTCAATCAAAGTACTTCTGGAGTTATGCGTATTGAGGGTGAACCAGAGTTTACTTTTTGGGTATTTGATCGCTTTCGTCCTACAGCTACTTGGCTTGAGCGTTATGCAGGTTTGGTTAACCTAGATCGTGATGATCGTTTACCATTGCGAGTAGAAGTATTGCAGCACTTTCCTATTACAGAAGATTCTTGTATTGATGACTTTGAAGCTGAAATGCTTGCTCAAGGTGCAGAAGGTATCATGATTCGTGATACTGATGCTAAATATAAATGCGGTCGCTCTGGAACTAAGAATCCAGAATTGCAGAAGGTGAAACGCTTTGTAGATAGTGAGTTTCAAATCATCGGTTGGGAGCCTAAGTACACCAACACCAATGAAGCAAAAACTAACGAGCTAGGACGCACAGAACGCTCTACAGCTAAAGAAGGTATGGTAGCCTTAGACACAATGGGATCGTTGATTCTACGTACCTCTAAAGGCGATACATTCAGTTGTGGTAGCGGTATGACTGACGCTATTCGTGCTGACCTGTGGGAACGCAGGGAAACATTGATGGGTCAACTTGCAAAGGTTAAATACTTTGATGTTGGCACAGGTTATAATGTACCTCGCTTTCCAGTTCTAGTGGGTATTCGACATAAAGATGACATGTAAAGGAGAAACAAATGACAGAACGTAAATTAGCTACCATCAGAAAAATCTCAGAAGTAAGGTCTATTCCAGAGGCAGATAAAATCTGTGCGTATGGTGTAGATGGTTGGTTCGTAGTAGATACAGTGGATAAATACTCTGTGGGTGATTTAGTGGTGTTTCTGGAAGTGGATAGTTTTGTGCCAACAGAAATTGCACCGTTTTTATCCAAAGGTAAAGAGCCTCGTGAATTTGAAGGTATCAAAGGTGAGCGACTACGTACAGTAAAACTACGTGGTCAAATTTCACAAGGTTTGTTGCTACCAGTTAATCAAAAATGGTGGAATGAAGGTGATGATGTTACAGAATATTTTGGTATCATCAAATGGGAACGCCCAATGAATGCTCAACTCGCTGGTATGGCACGAGGTAATTTCCCTGCGCTTGTACCGAAGACTGATCAAGAGCGTATTCAAAACCTTACACGATCTTTTGAGCAATACCAACAAGATACTTGGTCAATCACAGAAAAACTCGATGGTTCCTCTTGCACATTCTATCTTGATGACGAAGGTGTATTTCATGTGTGTTCACGTAACTTAGACCTGAAAGAAGACGAAGCAAATTCGTTCTGGAAAGTAGCTCGTAAGTTTGATATCGAAGGCATCATGCGCCGTAACTTTATGCTAGGCATGGCAATTCAAGGTGAAATGATTGGTGAGGGTATTCAAGGTAATCAGTACAAGGTACAGCTTGACTTCTACGTTTACGACATGTACAATGTTCACACAGGTCAATACCTGTTGCCTGTACAGCTTAAGGCAGCGTGTGAAAAGCTTGGGTTAAAACATGTACCTATCTTGGATGAAAACGCAAGTATTAAAGATCATACGATTCAAGGTCTGTTACAATATGCAGAGGGTAAGTCTTTGCTTAACGGCAGTAATCGCGAAGGTGTTGTCTTTCGTAGCAATACTCAACATGATTTATCTTGGAAAGTAATCTCAAATTCTTGGCTTATTAAAAATGAATAAGGAGTAAAATGGCGGCTTTTGTTAGACACGAAGCTTGTCCTAATTGCAAAAGCAAAGATAACTTAGCCGTATATAGTGACGGCAGTTATTTTTGCTTTTCGCACTGTGGGTACAAATCTGTAAGTGAAGAGTTCAAAGAGCAAAACCCTAGACAACACTCTAAGGTTCAATCTAAAGTCCGATCAAACGTTAAAAAGGAAGAAGATATGGAAGTTAAACCAAGTACCAAACCTGCACTGACACCAGAGCAAAATGCAGAGATTAAGGCAGAGACTTCTGTTAAAGCTAAGGGCTTTCGCGGGATTGATGACGATATCAGCAAATACTTCGGAGTTCGTTATTCTTTCGCAGAAGATACCGGAGAGGTCATTGAACAGTACTATCCTTGCACTCAAGATGGGCAGCTATCTGGATATAAAATTCGAGAAGTACCAAAGAATTTCCGTTCGGTTGGTCGTACTGGAGCTGACTGTGAATTGTTCGGACAGTTCCGTTTCAACCGTGGCGGTAAGTATGTGATTATTACTGAAGGTGAACTCTGTGCTTTATCAGCATATCAGATGCTATCTGAGTACAACAAATCAAAAGGTGATGGTATTTTTGAAACTGCAGTAGTTAGTCCAACTACGGGTGCTAATTCTAAGAAGCAGATCGCAAGTCAATATAAATTCTTTGATAGTTTTGACAATATTATTGTTTGTTATGACAATGACAAAGCTGGTAAAGAAGCAGCAGAAGAGATTGTAAAGTTTCTACCAAAAGGTAAGGTACGTATTATGCAGATGCGTAAGAAAGACGTTAATGAGTACCTTGAAGCTGGAATGCAAAAAGAGTTTATTCACGACTTCTATAGCGCACAACCATATGTACCTGCAGGTGTTGTAGGCTCATCTTCTTTGTATGAAAAACTACTGGAGTCCGCAAATGTAAAGAAAATCACAATGCCGCCTTTCTTGCACAAGTTAGATGACATGATTGGTTCAATTGATCTAGGAACAATTGGAGTGCTAGCAGCAGGTACTGGTGCAGCTAAAACTACTTTTACCAATGAAATGGTTTACTTCTGGTTGTTCAATAGCCCGTACAAAGTTGGCATTGTCTCTCTTGAATTAACTTGTGGTCAGTATGCACAAGCTATGTTGTCCCGACATATTGAAAATAAGATTGCGAACATCAAAGACCCTCAAGAAAAGCTGAAGTATCTTTCACAAGATTTTGTAAAACAAAAAGCCGAAGAATTGTTTAAAACTCCAGATGGCAATGACCGTTTTATGGTTATTGATGAACGCGACGGCTCTGTAGAAGTACTGCAAGATAAGATTGAAGAGATGATTATCTCATGCGACTGTAAGGTCATAATTGCCGATCCAATTTCTGATGTGTTTGATCAACTGAGTATTGAGCAACAAGCTAAGTTTATGAGTTGGCAAAAGAGTATGATCAAAAACTATAATGTCACCTTTATTAACATTGCTCACATTCGTAAGGGTTCGTCTAGTAAAGAAGCAGCCAGTACTGGAGCTTTTGTACCAGAAGAATCAATTATTGGCTCATCTACGTTAATCAAGAGTGCATCTTGGGTTGTGATGCTACAGCGAGATAAGTACGCAGAGAATGACGTAGTAAGAAATACTACGCACGTTACTTTAAGTAAAAATCGTAGCAACGGAACAACAGGTAATGCTGGTAGTGTCTATTATTGCAATCAAACACATCGTTTATACGATTTAGAGGAGTGGTTAAATGAGCACACATGATTCAAAAATGAATAAAATTTCAGGTAAGTCTTTAAAAGGTATTCCTTGGTCTGAGATGGTGTATTATGATGAAACTAGTCCAACTGGTTTAAGACATAGGACCGATAAACGCTATGGGAACCAAGAAACATTGGTAAACAGATATGCAGACGAGGTTGCAGGGTCTGTTTCAGAAGGCAAGTACTCTGTATATTCTTCAACTAAATATGGTACGTTTCAAGTACATAAGATCATTTGGTATCTTTGTACCGGACAAGACGTACCAGAGAATCATATTATTGATCACATTGACGGTAACTTACAAAATAACTTGATATCAAATCTAAGGGTAGTTTCAAAAGCACTAAATGCAAGAAATGCTTCAAAGTATAAGAACAATACAACAGGTATCACAGGTATTTATTTAGACACCAAAAATAAGGATCAAACGTACTGGAAAGCTTCATGGATGGCATTAGATGGTAAACAGAAGACCAAATCTTTTTCAATCAACAAGTTGGGAGATGAAAATGCAAAACTTTTAGCTATGTCGTATAGGGCTGAACAGATTAGGCTACTGAATGAACAAGGTGCTGGTTACTCTGATAGACATGGATCATAAAATTTAATTGACGAAAGCCTCAAGTTGTGATAGACTTGAGGCTTAATTATTTGGAAGGACGAAATGCGTTATATCCTAGACATTGAATCAAGCAATCTGCTGCAGAACGGCTTGGATTACTCTTTTATGCCTTACAAGCTAAAGCCAGAATACAAAGTCTGGTGTATTGTCATTCGTAATCTAGACACTAAAGCTGTTGTTTCTTTGGTTAAAGAAGAGATTACATACAGCAATCTCAGCCGCATCTTGTCAGATTGCACTGAATTGGTTGGTCACAACATCGTAGCTTTTGACTTACCTGTGTTGATGCTTTACGGTGTACTTGACTACACTGTAGGTTATCCCGGTCAACCTAGTACGCTGTTCGGTAAGCCTGTTAAAATCACAGATACATTGCTTTGGTCTAAACTTCTAAATGCTGATCGCCTCGGTGGTCACAGTCTAGATGCTTGGGGTAAGCGATTGGGTAACAATAAAATTCACTTTGAAGAGTGGGACCGCTTCTCTCAAGAGATGTTGGACTACTGTATTCAAGATACTAACGTAAATGCTTCAGTACTTAATGAGCTTGTTAAAGAGCAAGGTAAGCACGATTGGAGCAAACCGTATAGTATGGAGGTTAAACTTACTGATCTTACGCTTCGTCAAGAACTCTTTGGCTTTGATTTTAACGTAGAGCTTGCTCATAAGAATATCTCAGAACTTACTGTATTTATGCAAGATACAGCTAAAACGGTAGACCCGTTGTTACCTAAAAAGAGAATGACGCAAGCTAACGCAAGTTTTTATCAGTTACCTAAGATTCGTTTTAAAAAGAACGGTGAAGTATCTGCTAACCTTTTAAAGTTCTGCGAGAAAACCTCTGCAGTGTTATCCGAAGACCACAAGAGCATCACTTTTGAAGGTAAGGTATTTCCTATTACTACAGACGAACCTTTAAAGAGTGAAGAAGATGCAGATATTGAAGATATTGATGTTGTCAAAGGTTACTTGATTTCGCTTGGTTGGGTTCCATCTGAAGTCAAAGAACGTGATATCGTCAAGAAGACTGACAAAAGCACAAGAGATTATGATGGAATTATTGAAGCTATTGACCGCTATGTCAAGCAAACGGAAACTTCAGTGTTTCGTGACTTGCGTTTAGAGCTACTGGACGTAAGTATGGAAAACCTACGTGCATTCCTGATTAAGAAAATCAACGGCACAAAACCTATTTATCTTCCGACTACACCTAAACTTACTGTAGGTGTTGAAAAAGAAATCTGTCCTAACCTTATTGCACTAGGTCAAAAGGCTGAGTTCGTTAAAGATGTTGTGCATTACTATACATACCGTCATCGAAAGAACTCCATTGCTGGTGGTGTGCTGGATGAAGATGGTGAACCAATGACGGGCTTTTTAAGCGCTGTTCGTGAAGATGGTCGTGTACCTACACCTGCAGATACTTTAGGAGCTAATACAGGGCGCTATCGTCATAAGATCGTTTGTAATGTACCTCGTGTTACTTCGCTTTACGGTGAACAAATGCGTACACTATTTGGCAGTGGTAAAGGACTGTGGCAATTAGGTTATGACTTCGCTTCACTAGAGGCACGAGTAATGGGACACTATGTTCTGCCGTATACTGCAGGAGTTGATTTAGCTGCAGCTTTGGTTGCAGAAAAGCCTAATGACATTCACAGTATCAATGCACGTAAACTTGGTATTGACCGTAGCTCTGCAAAATCGTTTTCTTACGCTGCGATCTACGGAGCACAACCTAAGAAGTTATCTAAGATGCTTGGCATCAGTGAATCAGAAGGTCAGCGTTTGTTTAATGAATATTGGGACGCTGTACCTGCACTCAAAGAACTAAAAGAACGTGTAGAGCAACGTTGGGAATCAAGCGGCAAGAAGAGCATTCCGGGCCTTGACGGTAGGTTGCTATCAACTCGCAGTAAACACAGCCTTATTAACGTTTTATTCCAGTCTGGTGGTGCTATTGCTGCTAAGTGGTCTGCTGTTCGTTTAGCTCAGGCTATGGAAGAACGTGGTATTCTTGGTGATCCACTCAAGCACACTAAAAAGGATGTCAAAGTCTGGTGGTTGATTCACATGCATGATGAACAGCAAATGGCTTGCCATCCTAGTTTACTTAAAGTTAAAAACTTCGCAACAGAAGATGAAGCAAAGGAATTCGTTCAAGCTAATCCCGGTTGTAGTGCTATTGGTCACGGTTCTAAAGGTTCTTATGTTGGACTTAAGACTGTACCTGTAGAATGTATTGAAGAAGGAATCAAAAAAGCTTGCGAAGAGCTGAAACTTCGTGTAGACTTAGGGTTTGAATACATCCCCGGTATGAATTGGGGTCAATGTCATTGATGAAAGGTTAACATGCGTAAAAACGATCTTATTAAACTGCTGCAAGAGACCAAGGGTAATCCTGAGATTGTTCTTTGGAATGGTCTTGTTGGCGACTACATGCAAATAGACAACAAATTGGTTGAAGGTGAACTATCTAAAATGACTTTTGAAGGTTTACTACATTACTATTCTCTTGAACGTAAAAGAGATGAAAACGATTGGAACTATGAGTTAACTGAAGAAGAAAAGCAAGGTTTACTTAAAAATTATAAAGACAATTACAAATGGGAGATAAATCGGTTTGTTGATCAAGAAGATATCAAACGTAAAACTCATAAGTCTAAACGAGTGCTTTACATCAATGCTAAAATATCAGGTAAGTCTTACAATGATCGTTTAGGTTCAATTTATTATTGAAAGGTTTGTAATGGCTAATGTAAAACAAGGTACACTTACCAGAGCACCGCAGTGGTGGAAGCATCTGAAATTCTTCAAGAAAGTATTTTGGAAAGCAGAACGTCAAGCACACAAAAAGGAGATTAAACATGAACGAACAGATTAAAGAAATTGCTCAAAAGGCTGGAATAGGTATTCTGTATGATTACTCAGAGCCAGATGATCCTGATGGTTTTAGTACTCATGCTGGCGTCTGTGATTTAAAAGACATTAATAAATTCGCTGAGTTGATCATCCAAGAAATCTGTACATTGATTAAACCTGATGAAGAGTGGCGAAGGGATGCATCTTGGGGTTACATTGGTGGTGAAGAAGGTGTTGAACTACTAGATGGTGCGATTAGTACAATCAAAGGGCATTTCGGAGTAAAATCATGAGTTACGGTGGTTTACCATTTTGGGTATACGAAGTAATTTACGAACACGATCTTGCTAAGATGCAATGCTGCTTTGAAGGTGAGTGGTTTGCTGGTACTCACAAGCAGTTACCTGAGCATGTTATCAGCATATCTAAAGCTACTTTTAAAACGCACGATGAAGGAGGTTGGAATCATGAGTTACATTTATAAGTATAATAAAGAACGCAATACTTTAGAACAGTATAAAGATGGTATGCTTAGAGCTTGTATGCAGATGCCTCAATCTGATCTGAATAAGTTAGCTAGATTGAACATCAAAGAAAATATTTTGCGAGTTGTTGACATAGAGGTGAAAACTGATGTATAATTGAGATATCAAACGGCGTTAGTACAACGGATAGTGCAAGTGCCTTCTAAGCATTCAATAGTGGTTCGATTCCACTACGCCGTACCATAAAATTAGTCCCGGTTCCCTGCAAGCTTCGCATCCCTAGAAGTAAGTACAGCCCGAGGTAGGTGCAAGCCCTATCAACCTGCAGTAATGCAATTGGAAAAAGATGCGAGTAATGGTAGACTTCGCATTTGGATTTCTATACCTGCGGATTGTCGTCCAATAGGAAAAGACACTATAATACTGGTTTAGGGACCAGTGGTTATAGTTCAGTATATTTCAGGTTGGGTAAACGAACGTGGTTTACTATTTGGG